TTTGCCATGTCAAACGGGCTTACATGGCCCTCGCGCATACAGTAGTTAAGCAGCCCTGAAATGCTTGGGTTATCTCGGTTATCGCTGCTAATTCGGGCCTCGTAAGCAATCTCTTTATCAATGTCTGGTGTTGCCCAGCGTAGTGTGACTTTCATTTCATTTCCTTAAATAAATCCGGTTGATCGTTAATAATCACCTTATTGGCAACTTTGCTTTGTGGCTTTTGTCCTAGTGATTCGTAGCATGTCGGGCCGATTGGCTTACCATCCAGATAAAAATGCTTTGTGTATGACTGCAATGTTCGCCCGCATTTAAAGCATTTCATGGCATGGTTTTTCCAATTTCAGCAGCGGCGCGGACGATGGCACGGCGAGTTTTAACTACATCGTCACAAATACATGACAATATTCCCCTGCTTTTATAAGGCTCAAATTCCATGAGTTTTACACCCAATCGCAGCGCATCTCCATCATCATGCGATGGTTGCCACGGCTGAAATTCTTTGCTTCTTCGAATGGCAATCCATACGCCAAGAGTTTCTACAATTTCGCATTCGATTCCAGCAGCCTTAGCCGCAAACTCCAATAATTCACGATCTGTATTCATATCTCTACTACCTCCGGCGCACGACTGCGCATTCTGTTTGTTGCTTGCTTTAGAAAGTTGGCATACTCACCACGGGAAATGCTGCACCGCTGCAAGTCATGCCATTCCGCCAACTCGGTCAAGGCGTGTAACTCAGTAGGTGTAATGTCCCATTTGTGCCACTTCTCGAACCTAGTCTTTAGGCTGATTAAAGCCTTTTGAGCAACTGCGCATGCTGGCAATACTTCGGGGCCAATGTTGTTACGCGCCATCGTTTCAGCCACGCCTAGCATCTCGCAAAGCCCTTTGTAACAGTTCAAGCTTTGGCTTGTGCTGTTGACAATGGATTCAATCATCAGCTTTTCAGCTTCACGCAGTTCCTTAATGATTTCATCACTTGCAATACAAGCGCCTTCGATGGCGTGAGTGATTGGGTTAAGCAAGTTCCAATGCTTGCGTTTGCATTTTTTACGCATGGCTAAGTCGTGTAAAAAGGTGTTCGTGCATTGCTTGTCATTCCCGTCATTGGCTTGTGCTTCACGCGCTGCAAGCCAACTAGACTAGGACAATCAAACGCATCCATCGCGTTATTACGGCCATTAAACGGGCGAAGTTCTGCGCCGTCGTAATGACCGGCCATCTTGTTAAGCTGTGGCGCTGGAGTTTTTTGTTGCTTCTTTTTGGTTGTCATTTTTCGTTTCCTTTGTGTTGTTGATAAACTCTTTGACTGACTCTGGCCAACCTGTGCGGTAGGCTTTTTCGTACATCGCATGGCTGACTCGTACGCGAAGAGTTGGGTATTTGTTATTTGCTTTTTGTGTCATTGGTTTCTTTTAGTTCAAAAATTAAAGTAGTCAAAGCATCAACATACTCGCCATCACTACCCATTTCGTCGGCGTGAGGATTGATTCGTTCAATTTGGTTTTTAAGCCAAAGCTGATCTTTTGTTTCTTTTAAAACAATCAACCCAGTATTTTTAATGTCAATGTAGTTGCTCATGAGAAGTACGCCACCATTCCAAATGCAAGCAAGATACCAAAGCTAACCGCAATGGCGTAATCCAGTGCTTTTTCTGTGCGGCTTGGTTTTTCAATGGCGCAACCGTAGGACGGTCCAAATGGAAAGGCTTCGTCCATTGTGCGTGAGAATTTACGTGTAGTCATTTTGTTTCCTTGTTGTGATAATTCATTGTAGCACATTAAAACGGGACAATGAAATGCCAATCAATGCATTCATTTTCTGAATACAGATATTCATCAGGTACGCCACCATTTAGCGTGCAAACGTTGCCGTTGATCTTGTCCAAGTTGTCGCAGTCAAAACAGCGTTTTTGGTTTAGGTAGTCTTCGATCTGAACTTTTGTTCTCAGTGCGGCTTCGTAGATTTGTTTTGTCACTTGTTGTTTCCTCCAATTGCTTTCGCAAGTTCAGCCATCGTCATGGCCACAAAGATAAACGGCAAAGCCATAAAAAATATGGTGATTCCGATTGATTTGCGTATTGTTTTCATTGCTTACCAATCAATCTTATGTTGTTGCCATGATAAGACTCGCCGCAATCAATCTGTTCACATAGCTTCGCGCAAGCCTCTCGCTCGGCGGCGGACACGAGGGCGGCGAAGCGTTCCAGTTCTCCAAGGTCGAACAGCATTGCATCAGAGAAGGCGTTGTCAGTTCCGCCCGCCTCCCGTGCCATGCGGATGATGTCGTCGCGGTTCATTGCTTCAACGCCTTAGCTTCAATCAACCCAATAATTTCAACTGATAGCAATTCTGCAATGTCAACGCCGCTAATCTTGGCCGTAACAAGAAAAGCATTTTCTGGTTCATCTGGCTCAATTTGCAAACCAGTGCTAAACTCACGGCTACCTCGGCATTCTGGCTCATAGTCAAGTTCACAATCCAACTCTCCGCCGTCAAATTTAAAAGTGTAGTTCATTCTTCATTCTCCAATTTGTGAGATGAAATAATCAAAGCCGCTGCCATTTCACGGGATTGTGCTGGTGTCATTGAGTGCTGGAAGCGCATTGCTTTACCGTATTGAATGATGCTAACAAGTTTTCCACATCCATCATTGTGAGTGTGAATCTCTACAGGTTCGCTGTTGCAGAAGTTGTTGATTGAGATCATTTTTTACCTTTCGTTTGTTGAAGCTTACTGTGCATCGCAAAATGCAATGAATTCATTTTCTGGAATTTTGCTTTGCAATGCGTCAACCATTGCATCACAAAGCAATTGGCCTTCTGTGCTGTCTTCAATCATGTAGATTGAGATTTTTTCTTTCAATGCGCCAATGCTAAGTTGAGAAGCCTTGGCTACTAAAGCTGCATGGTTTTTTTGTGCTTGTGTCATTTTTAACTCCGTTTTGTTGAGCCTCAATTGTAGCTCACTTTAAACACTTTGCGCCACAATTGTTAATTATTTTCATGCCATAGCCATTCAGCCATAAGTAAGGCGTCAGCCCGTCCGTGGTGCTTGACTAGCTTTAATGGTGCTGTGGGCCACTTGGTGCGTGCCAGTGCTAGGCTTGCTTTCTTTTCTGTGCCGATTAGCCCGTGGTGCTTTTTCCATTTTTGCGGTGTTACTAGCTCATACGGGTACAGTAGCAAGTCCACTACAGTCTCAATAGCGCCACATGCTCGCATAAACTTTCCTGTGCTGGACATTCCCTGGCCTGGCCTTACAAAGACGCTTTCAATCACAAATTCGGCATCATTCCCGTGGTTTCTAATCGCTTCCTGTAGTGCTATTTTTAGCATTCTTGGCAATATGCGTTCGCCATTGTTAGCAATGTCGCCACACGCTACGAATGCGCCATTGTGGTCGATAGCGCCCCAACTTCCTGACACAATCCCGGGATCAACTCCTATGTAAATAGTCATGCCTCACCCTTCATAACAGCATGGATTCGATCTAACTTGATCTTGTAGCTAACTAGCTCATGCAAGGCATCGCCATAGGCTTCAAATTCCTTAGCTGATCGTTCTTTCTCAGCTGCTAACTGCGCTTTCAGCGTGTCTAGTTGCAGTTTTTCTTTTTTGGTCATCATGCTGGTGTACCCCATTGCGCAGCCATTGCATCAGCTACGCCTTGATATGTCCGGCTGCGATTTTTCCAGCGATCTGGACCAGGCGGCATTTTGTGAACGATGTCGGCGCGTCCGTCTACGATGTTTGATGGCTTCAATAGAGGCAAGTTTTTAAGCCATAGTCCTGTTTTCTTTGTCTCACCATGGCCATGCTCCCATGGCTGGATGTATTGGCTAGCGGGTAGGATGTGGCTTGAGATGATGCTGACCGGGTTTTCCAGCGCTATCTTTTCAATCGGCGCACTTAGTAAAGCCCGCACAAAATCAAGTGCTTCGTCCTGTATTCCACTGGCTTTTTTGGCTGCAAAGTGACGCGCACCGGATACGGCTAAGTGCGTGCATGGAGGGTGGCATATCATCAAGTCCCATCCGTCATTAATCACATCAAAAACAGAGCCTTGGTAATGTTTACCGGGTTGCTCTGTTGGCAATAAGTCGCAACTCATTGCATCATGGCCAAGTTTTGCAAATGCATCTCGCACCCGTCCCGAGTATTCGCAAGCTATTAAAACGCGCATTTTCTATCCCTTAAAGTTGATCTGACATTGTAGCGCACTAACTCCAAACACGATCAATCACTCGAAAAAACTTACCTTCTTTTCGGTATGAAATCATGCTAGGTGGAGTTCCTTGGTTAAGTTGTTTAACGGTTTCGTCTAAGTCTTCTAGTGAAGTTACGCCAGCTTTACGGGCCAGTGTAGCTACCATTTGACGTGATTTAGCACCTGCATTGCCATCATGTTGTGTAGTCAGGTATTCAGACACTATAGGGCCGTTTAATCCGCTGTAATATTTCACCATCATCATGTCTTTGCCACTGGTGCGGCTGGTGTGCTTTTTCCAGTGCCATTCTGTTACCGGCATTTCAGTGGGCTCTAGTCCCATGATGTCATCAGCCCGTAAATACACCGCTTTCTCAATCTTTTCAGTCTCTGGGAACTCGTGGCCGCACTGGCATTGTCGGGCATTAGCTGCGCATATCTCGTCACACTTTGGGCAGGTTTTAGTGGGGGCTACGCCGTCGCCTTTGCGGGCTTTTGATGGCGGAACGATGGCGGTAACTGGTCCATGCTTCGCCACGTTTCCGGCAAAATCAAGAACCTTACATCCGTTTGGCTTTGAACCCAATCCCATAGCAAGGAACCTGCCTTCAATGGTTTCTAGTTCGTACCCGATTTCATACACTGGGCGCATTCCCCTAACCGCGCATTGCAAAAATTTCCCTGGTGATTCCGTTGGGTTCAGGAAAACGATTAGATCAATTAGCGGGTTATCGTAACCTGTTGTTAACTTTCCTACCGAGACAATGCAAGTCAGTTCACCGCGTTTATGGGCTTCGATTCTCCTGTCACACTCGCTGCTTAGAATTTTTCCATGCACAGAAACGGCATTGATTCCTCGTTCAACCAATAGATCAGTGATGTGGTCACAATGACTTATACCAGTACAAAACACCATCCAAACATTGCATCCTATGGCGCGTTGTATTGTTTCGTCAACCGCCTTTGTGTTGTTGTCATATGTATCTATTGCACGTTCTAAAGCTCCAGGAACGAACTCATTGCCACGATGCGCCACCCCTTCGGTGCTTAGTGTCAATGCTGTGTGCTTACTTCTAAGCGGCGCAAGATAACCATCGGTTAGCAGTTCTTCAATGGTTACTGGTTCAATGATGTCGGTGAATAAGGCATTCTCTCCATCTGTAACAAGCCCTTGCCCAAGCCTGTAATGCGATGCCGTCAATCCAACGCATCGCATAGCCGGGTTTATATCCAATAGGTCGGCAATGAATTGCCTGTACTGGCCTTCCTCTTCGTTTGATATGGCGTGAGCCTCATCAATTAAGCATAGATCAATGTGCCCAATTTGTTTCGCACGCTTCGCAACTGACCCTATGCCAGCATAAGTTATCGGCTCTGTAAGGCATCGACGATTCAATCCAGCCGAATAAATGCCCATTGGCGCATTTGGCCAAATTGATCTTAGTTTTTCTGCGTTTTGCGCGATAAGTGTTTTGCTATGGACCAGCATAAGCACACGAGTTCCGGGCCAGTCCTGAACTGCATTTTGCACAATGGATGCAATGATTACAGACTTTCCTGACCCACCAGGAGCGCATATGCACGGGTGCCCTTCGCTGTTATTTTCAAACCAATCGTAGAGCATTGTGATTGCTCTGGCTTGATATGGCCTTAACTTCATCCCGCCACCCGCGCATCAAACTCATCAAACTTATCGCGCACGCCACTAGCGCAAGCCCTCCAGTTAGCAACTATCTCTCGGCTTAGATATCCTTCTGGTGCGTTATGTATTGACCAGGATTTAGTCATCCAAATTACGCCAGTTTCAGCGCGTTCAAACGGCCATGAAGGCGTGAGATCGGGATGCAAAATGTGGTTGTCACATCCTGCCAATTGAGCATCCAAGTCGGGTATTGTCATATCCCAGTGGTTGCAATGCCATGTTCCGTCTTCCATAGCAGTGCTACAGGCGCAGGTACGGCAGTTCACTTCTTTGGTTAGCTTTGAGCCGTGGCATAGGTCGTGAGCAGCGCAAAACTTACAAGCAAACCAAGAAGGATCGTCGCTTATACCTGATGGCGCACGGTCAGACTTTACAATGCGTTTCCCGCGTTCTAAAAACTTCTTTGCCACTTCGTCATCACGCTTTACGATCTCGTTATATACCTCGTCATTGTCTTTATTCACCATGACAAATAAGGTGTTATCTACGTCTTTCCCCATCATGTATAAATGTACTTGCACCCAGTAGACGGGCTTGGACTTTTCTAGTCCTTTCGCCACCATGTCTTTGAATGACTTGGCTGACGCCGTTTTAATCTCTAGGATGTGCTTTGCTTTTGTATTTCCCGGCACGCCTGATTCGATGATGCCATCAATTGACCCGCCAATGTGACAACCAAAGTCAACCCGGCTCTGATTAGCGCCCGTGTTTGTAATTTTCATTCCAATGGATTGCAAGTCAGCTACTACAGTGCGTTCCTCTAGCTGGCCACGGCGAAACAATCGCAGGATTCGACCGGGGAACTTTTCAATTACGGCTAGGCGAAAAGACAGCCATAAAAAACGATCACACGAATGGCCAAGTTGCGAGCATCCCATGTGTCCGCGCGGGCCTTCGCGCACTTCTTCATGGTGAAGGTCGATTAGTGTTTGAATGTCATTCATGCTAAATCCCCGTGAGTCTCATAGCTCAAAACCTTTTCAATGGTTCGCTGGTGTACTCCAAATTGCTTAGCCAATGCAGCGTTTCCTAGGTTTTCTCTGATGTGCTTTAACAGGGACTCTCTCTGGCGTTTCGCGCTTCGGATTGTCACGACATCAATATCTAACAGCTTTGTATGCGGTAGCTCCTGGCCGCGTTTAGCGTTGGCTACGGCGCTTTGCAGGTAGTCGTGACGGTCCATTGTTCCGGGGCGTCTAAGTTGCTTTCCTACGTGCTTGGAATATTTTGTTGCAGCCATTTTCTTTCCTGATTGTTGAGTTGAAAACCCGCTGGTTAGGCGGGATTTAAGTTTAATCCATTAGATCGGGTTCGGTTTCAAAAAGTGCATTTTGTTTGAATGTATTTTCACTTTCGAACCGTTTTGATGCCAGTGACAAATTGATCTTTGCCTGTTTGAAGTAGCTGTCTTTAAGTTCGATTCCAATGGCTTTACGGCCCATTGAGACCGGGCTGAATACTTCGCTGCCAACGCCCATGAATGGCGTTAAAACAACCTCTCCTTCGTTGCTGTAAAGCTCGACAAGGCGGTCAATCACATCAAGCTGCAACGGGTGAACGTGTTTCTCGTCGTCCTCTTCTCGCCCGTCACGGAATGGCAACACGTTGTCGATGCGAATGTCATCCCATACGCTTGACGCGTAACGCTGCCAAATGTAGTGAGACAGTTTATTGCTCTTAGGGTCGTTGTGATCTTTGAAATTTGTTTTCAAGTATTCCCACAACTCTTCCTCATTAAACTTTGATTCGTTCGCATTGTTGAATGCACGCAAAATGTTAGGAAGGATTGGAGTCTCGCCAAAGTACCGTTTTAAACCGCTTGGATGCGTCACGGGGACGGCATTGTCGCCTTTCTTTGTGAACACCAATACATAGTCAGGCATGGCTGTAAAACACTGTGTAGAGTCTTCGACAATTAGCTTGTGCATGAGACTTTTCACCATAGTCCGCATACGAACTTTCAATGGCTCTTTCCAAATTGTGATACGGTTACGGTATTGAAAACCGTACTTTTCATGCAATCGAATGATCTCGTGCGGGAAGTCCCATAGGCGGCATGAGTTGTCGAAGATGTCTGTGCAGTGGACTGCATTTACCCGGCCAGGTTTTGTTACCCGCGCCATTTCAGCTACTAAAAATTCATACTGCTCTAAAAATTGTTCTTTGTTTTCACAGTTGGAAAAATCACGTTCACTAGAACTGTAATTGTAAAGCCCTGCGAATGGTGGGGAGTATAAAATCAAGTCGATTGATTCGCTAGGAATGCTTGGCAAAATCTCCATGCAGTCCGAGTTATAAAGTGAATAATTTTCTGTGTGTTCTTCTTGCTTGGTTAACATTTTATTTCCTTAGTAAGTTGGTTATTTCAAAAACATGGGTAATTTCGCACTGTTAGTAAACTCACGGTTCTTGAAACTGAAATCACGGTTAGCAGCTTGAACTAAGTTGCCATAAAGCTCAATTGCCTTTTGTGTTTTTTGCTCCAAAGCCTCTAGGACGCGCTCTTGCCCTTCACTGATAACCATGTCGCAGGTTACTTCTGACTTCTGGCCAAAGCGCCAAAACCGTCTAATGGCTTGGTAGTATTGCTCATAACTCCATGTTGGGAAAAATACGGTGTGATTGCAATGTTGCCAATTCAACCCCATAGAAGTCATCCTAGCCTTGGTTATAAGCCGCTTAATGTCGCCATTAGCAAATGATTGTAGGATGTCTTCTTTTTTGTCGATAGACATCCCTCCAATGATCTCTACAGCGTCACGATCTAGCTCTGATAGTAGAGAACTTTCATCGTTCAGGTTGCACCAATAAACCGATGTTTTCCCGCTAGCCAATTGAACGGCCCTTTCACATCGTTCCGTGACTGTAAGTTTCTGCTCTTGTCTAACCTCTGTCATGGTCTTGGCTGGCATTGAAAACAATGATGCCTGATCTTCTATGCACCATGTTTTATCGTTGTGAACCATGTGCTTATTCAGGTGCAACGCTGGCAAGTCATAGTTTGAATCATCGAAGCCAATGTCAGATGGTTTTTTTACCATAATCGACCACTGGTTGACCCATGCGAAAAAGTCACGTTCAGCGTGAGGCTTTAGGTAGAACTTCTCGCCAATGTTGCGATTATTGCTATCTGCCGTGTTCTGGTTTGACTTAAAGAACTTGGTAAGCATATCCATGTAACCCATATACCCCAAAGCCTCTGAGCTATTTCCTAGCTCAATAAAATCATTTGGGCTTGGAGTCGCAGTTGCCAAAAAACGATACGGTACGCGCTTGATAAATGCCACGATAGCGTCACGGGTTTTACCTGCGAAGTTTTTCAGGATGCTTGACTCATCAAGCATGACGCATTCAAAATCATCAGGATTTAGCAAGTGCAAACGCTCATAGTTACACACGACGATCTTCTTTGTAAACGTTCCGTCTTTGCTGTGTTCGATGTCGTAGACGCCAATGCGGTTAGCTTCATTAATGAACTGGAAAGCCACGGCCAAAGGCGTTAGAATCAAAACGCGCTTATTAGTCTTGCGAATGATGTTCTCAGCGATTGAAACTTGAATCAACGTCTTACCAAGCCCAGTATCTGCGAACACGCCAATACGGCCTTTACGCAGCGCCTTGGTGATGATGTGTTCCTGAAAATCAAACGCTGACTCAGGCATCCAAACTGGATCAAATCCATAGCTATTAGTGCTGTGCGTCTTATTCCTTATGAAATCTTCATAATTCATTTTCGTCCTTTTGTTGTTGAAAAAACCCCGAGTTACCGGGGTTTAATTGTAGCTCAAATGTTAACGCCTAGCCCAAGGCGGGGAGGCTTTAGCTGGTGCTGCGGCTGGAGCTGGTTTAGCTTTGAATGATGGTCGTTCAGTTGGTGCTTGTGCAGTGGCTTCACCCGCTGCTTTGTATGCCTTAATCTCGTTGCCTTCTTTGTACTGGCCTGACGCTGGCTTTACAACCACTTTCACAACCAATGGTCCGCCGATAAGCTGATCAGTATCCTCAAGTGATTCGATCTTCAAAGCGCGAAGGATTGAACCAAGCTGACCACGTCCGATCTGCTCGGCTTGTGAGCTATCGTTTTTGATGTTCAGGACTCCAAACAGCAAGCGCCCGTTATGAGTTGGGCCGTCTACGTGCAGTTTCAGATTGATGTACTGGCCTGTACCTGACTTCGTTTGCTTGATTTCAGCATCTTCGATGGTTACGTTGTAGTCACCGGCTGGCAATGGTGTAAAGTCACCGCCGCCCGTATCTTCTGGGAGGTCGTTTGTGTTAAATGTTTCGTCGAGGCGTGCCATAAGTTAGTCCTTAGTTTTCAGAGTGATTGAGAATGATGGCCGTGAAGCCGTTGTGGTAATTGCTTTGATAAGTTGTGCTCTTGTTTCTTCGCTTGCTTGTTTCCAAGCCGTCAAGTTAAGGTCTGGTTTCCAGCGAAACACGATACCTAGTTGGTCTTGTAGTCCGTATTCTGCTGCAATTTCCTGCGCCATGTCAGCATCGATCTTGCGAGTTAAACGGGTGGTTACTTTACACTCAAAATCATTGATTGATTCTGTTTTTGTT